TTGAATAAGGGTCGTTCTCATTCACATCCAATGCGTTCCAATCAATGGAGATTACATCTTCCATTTTCTCAAATAAAATGTTTGCGATAAGAAAGGCGTCATCATCATCAATCATTCTGTTGTCTCCAAATAAGTTTCTTCGTCAATATATGCTTCCGCTACCCAATGAACGTGGTTAAAGTCAATGCCCTGCTTGCTTGCCTGTTTTCTAAATGCTTCACATAACAGGTCATACAAGTCATCATCAATATCAAAAATATCTAATTTAAGTGTAGTCATTCTGTTGTCTCCAAAAGTTGTTTAAGATACTTTTTAGCGGATTTGCTACAGCCTGCTATCCAGAAGTTTTCGCTGATTGCTTCCCAATATTCGCCGTCAGTTTTATAGTAGCGTTCAAACACTAACGCAAACTTGTCCAACTCAATCTCATATGCTTGGTGCATTACCTCTGAAGTAAATACACCTGATTGATCGGGATGATTATACACCTCTACACCGTTTTCCATAATGATATCATCTAAAAAGACACCGTCATCCTCAAACTTGAGGACAAAGTCAAACAATGGGTCAGTGTGTAATCTGCGATACTCTGTATGTTTAGTCATTATACATTCTCCTGTTCTTGTTCCAAAATGCTGATTGCCTCAGCGTCCATAATCTGACCGAAATGTTCTACATAGTATTTGCTTGGAATGTTATTTGCTTCCAATACATCCATAACTGCTGTAAGCATCTCGGTAGCGAGTTTAAGTTCTTGTTTAGTCATTTTTGTATCCATTTGTTAAGTTGATGTTATCATTGTAGCACAGGAATGATTTATTGTCATCCTGTGCGTTGTTATTATGCAACAGAATGCATCTCTAACCACGCGGCATAGCATTGAAGTTTCTTAGCCTTAGTTAAACTGATGCCGTATTTTTTCGCAATATCAGCAATGTTCTGGCTAAGAATGATGCGTCTTGCTTTTGGGTTATTTTCAATGATTTCTGTAAGGTCCAATGATAGATCGGTCATTAGATTGTCTCCTCATACAGTTCTAGGCAACTACTGCCATTTTCTATAATGTCGTCAGCAAACTCTGACCATTCAGCTGGCCAGTATTGCTGGTCGTCACCGCCGTCATCTGACCAATAGTGGTCATATTCTTTTTTTGTAATCTCAAACACAGGGCTACGCATCTCAATGTCGTCACCGCGTTCGCAAGACACATACACTTTTACCTTAGTCATAAAAAACTCCGTTTAGTTAAGAAAGAAATGATAGTATAGCACAGGAGTGATTTATTGTCATCCTGTGCGTTGTATTATTACAACAAAAATACGCCTTTAGTCACATTTGCTGTAGGGATATTTGCGCTGGTCCGTGTTGATTGCTTCACTGGATCACTGATATTACCATTCTGTTTATTCATCATAGTAAAGTCACCTACCTTCTCTGTCCCTGTTAAAGCGCACGGATCAACTACCCAGCATTTACATACACCAGTAACGCTATCATACTCAACTACTTTAAAGTGTTTTTTGTAGATAGCCAAAATCTCTCTACGCTCGGACCGTGATAGTGTGGGTAAGTTATCACTAACCCAAACTTTATCAACGATAGATGCTATGTGTTTAGCATAGCGATTTGCGATATCTTTATTAGTCATTTAAGTTCCTTAAGTATCAGTGATTACCGAATAGTTCTCTAACTGATGTAATCATTGTAGCACAGAACTGATTTATTGTCATCCTGTGCTGTTGTTATTACGCAACAGATTATTCTGTTGTTTCCTCTTCTTCCTCGTCAACCGTAGTTTCTTCGTATGGACGCTTCCAGTCAAAGTTTTCGCTTGCACAAAACAGATTTGGCTCATACTCTACCTCAACCTCATCACCGTCACTATCGGTGTAAGTAAGAAACAGTTTTTCCCATTTTACATAGTATTCTACTACATCATCGGTAGTAATATCTAGGTCTTCACAAATCAGGTCTAAGTCCCAAGAACTACAAACACGATACTCAGCATACACGATTTTAGCCATTTTAAGTTTCCTTTAAGTTTATCAGTGATTAGCGACTGCTTCTCTAACTGATGTAATCATTGTAGCACAGGGTCCATTTATTGTCACCTTTATTGTTGTATTATTACAACGATGATACAATCAATAGTTGTAAAGCCCTCATTGAGCAGGGATATTTTTTACCATTATGCGTAATACAATCACTAAAAACCTCAATAGTTGATTTATTTGGTAAAGTGATAAGAGGATTGCCTTGCTCAAAGTCATATACAATACCGTGATTATCAATGCGAACGGTGTTTTTACCCATCATATTGATAGATCCAAGTGTTGGATGGTCTAAGGTTCCGCGGACAATCTTGTCAGCAATCTTCATTAGTTTTTGGCTCATTTTGAACTCCGTTGTTCAGTTGTTTAGAAGTGTATATTATAGCACAGGAGTGATTTATTGTCATCCTGTGCGTTGTATTTTTACAACAAATTACGCCAAGCGTTTGTTGCTTTATTGTCTAACTGATTAGTGTAGATAGTGTTATCAAACCTACGACTATTGATACCTAAACTTTTGTAGGCCATTGAGTAGTAAAGGTCCTTGAGTTTTGTAACTGCTACACTTTTGGACACTTTGTAGTGATGTTTATTCACAAAGTTATCGCTCCAGTTTTGGTCATCTAATGTGATGCAGGGCATATGTCCAATACATTCAAACAATGCAAAGCAATAACTTTCCAGTTTGCTACAGTTTAGATGGACCGCACTACTTGTGATGAACTCAACTTTTTCAGTGCCTGTGATACCAAACTTGATTGTGTAATCTGTGATACCTAGTTTGATACATTCTTGCTCAAACTTCTTAGCACCATTACTGTTTGTCAATATCTTTACAGGCATATCTGCTTGTTTACAGATATCTAAGAATAGTTTAGGCCTCTTACCTTCTTCCCAACGACCAATATACAATACACCACTGCGATTTACAAACTTGCTTGGGTAGAGTAATTCTCTTTCAGGCATTGGCATTGGTAAAACTTCACAGTTATGAACGAACTTATCTAATGCTTTTTGATTTGTTTCACTTTGAGTGCCTACAATGATATCAGGCATCTCGTTCATTCTGTCTTGCATTGTGTGAAAACTATCTAAGAACTTACCATTATCACTGTTACGATAGATTGAGCGATACAAATGAGTATAACTCACTAAAGGCCTGCAACCGTTCGTGTATGCTGAAATAACGCTTTCAAGTGTATTTGCTACATACAAATCATATGTGTTGTGTTTTGTAGCAAGACTAAGACCTTGCTGAAAGTTTTGACACTTCTCATAGTTTACATTATCATTGTACATAAACGTATTTGTATGGTCCTTGTAGCTGAGAGGACCTTCAGTATAGTAGAAGCGAACTTTCTTGTTATCTTGCAAAAAGTTATTTGTAGGTTTTTTGTCTAATACAAAATCAACACGATATTCTAATCTGTCGCACAATTCTATGAAACTTTTAGCGAACTGGCCAATACCACCGTAAGGTATTAGATGCTGATCGCTGATTAGAAAACAGATATGCTTTTTTGGCTTGATGTTAAGCAAGCCGGCAAGTTCCCAATAATCTTGTTCAGGATCTTTTTCTTCATACAAATCATTGAATGTTGTTAAGTTCATAGTGTATTTACCTCAGCACTTATTTGTGTATATCTGAGATTAAAACTATACATACGAACAAGCATTGCTTTGAACTGTTTTGCCTCATTTACTGACAAATTTCTTGCTTGAATAGGCCAGTAACTATCATTGTAATATAAAGCATAACTGCCGTCATCATTGCTAATAACTTCGCATTGTGATAGTTCAGGGTCTCTTGCTGTGACGCTAAATGTTTTTTCATCTAAGTTGATGTATGTCGCTACTACATAGTTGTATGTTTTCATTGAAACTCCGTTTAGTTAAGAAAGAAATGATAGTATAGCACAGAAGTGATTTATTGTCACTTCTGTGCTGTTGTATTATTGAGACACTGGCCAGTTATTGTAAATATCAATAACAACATCTACTGCTGACATAGTAGTATTACGATAATGTTTATCTAGATAATTACGGCCGGCTTCTGATTTAAGAAATGTCAAAACTTCGTCTTGAAGTTCGAGTTGTCGTGCAAAATCTATATTAGTCATTTTAGTCTTTCTAAAAAATCAGTGATTAGCGACTGCTTCTCTAACTGATGTAATCATTGTAGCACAGAAGTGATTTATCGTCAAATCTGTGCTGTTGTAATTAAGCAACACATTCTTCAGGTGTGCGAATGTCAAGTTGTAAAAAACGCTCAGGCAACAATTTCAGATTGAAAAGAACCTTGATTTGATTATTTGCTTCTTCTTTATAAAAGTTTTCATCAGTATCATTTTCTGACATAGAATGAACACTTGCAAATACAAAACAAATAAATTCTTCAAGTTCATTTGCTTCAAAAGTAGTACCTTCTTGTGTTTTAGCACGATTGACACATTCTGTCAAAAATGAACGCAACTTTTGAGCACGAACACCTGAATACCAATTTAATGATTCAGTTTGAAGCAAACTAGCAATAACAACTGAATTTTGAGCATAACCTAACTTACTAATTTTACGTTGTTTTTCAATAGCACGATTGAAAGCAAAATCACTTATCATTTGTTTGAACATTTAAGAACTCCGTTTTGTTGAAAGAAAAGATAGTATAGCACAGAAGTGATTTATTGTCAATTCTGTGCTGTTGTATTATTGCGACACTTCTGGACCAAACACAATTCGTGCGTTTATGTGACGGCCAGTAATATCAAGGCCATCATAAGCAAACATAGCATTTTTGTGAAATTCGCAATACTTAATCATTACTTTTGTCATACTATCAATCTCATTGAGAGATAGGCCGTGATGCGCTTTTCTAAGTGCTTTAATACACTTTTTGATTTCTTTTGCTTTTGCGGCCGATTGCTTATTCAGCATTTGTGTTTCTTTTTTCATAATTAACTCCGTTTTGTTGAAAGAAAAGATAGTATAGCATTAAAACGATTTATTGTCAAAAAACAAGTGTTGTATTTCTGCTACACTTTTTCAGTTGCTTTTTATCGCTACTGAAATACAAGTATAGCACAGGACCGATTTATCGTCAAATTAAGCGTGTTGTATTAATACAACATCACCTTCGTCAATCATATCATCAATGATGTCCTGAGCAGTAATTAAATAACTAAAACCCCAGTCAAAATAATCGTCTGGTTCTCTATCTTCACTGACCCACTCATATTGGTCAGAATCTAGTAAATCTAAGACCTCGTTAAATACTTTGCGTAATGTTGAATTATTAGCCATTTATAACTCCGTTTTGTTGAAAGAAAAGATAGTATAGCACGGACTTGATTTATTGTCAAATTTAGCCAAAAACACTAGGAAAAAGTATTGTTCTCATCTACAATCACTAAATACATTGTACATTGTTTAGTGACATTTACAATGTATGACACTCCTAATGTCTTAGAAAATCTCTGTCTGACAGCAGAGATTTTCGTCTCCTGTCAGAGATTACAGATTATTAGGCAGCATAACTTTAGGAGATACAAATATGCGAAATATGACAGCAGAAGATATTTTGGCTATGATAGGTCATAGTAATAAAAAAGCGAATTCGGCAAATCATGCTGAAGTGTACTATAACTCTAGTAGTAGTGGTAGTTATAGTTATAGTGATAGTACACTTCAGCAAAGCAATGCAAGTGTAGAAGCGCCAGAGGCGCTGATTTCTTCTACCGGTGCTTCGCACCCAGGACTGAAGAAAGACCAGAGAGATACCGGAAGTCCGAGAAAGAATGTTCCGAGAAAAATCAGTTTGGAAGATTATTATGTCCAAATCAATTTATCAGTCAATGAAATACGTAGAGGTAAACGCACAGATAGAATGACAGCTTACCTATCAGTAAGAGATGAAAACGACAAGAAGTTTACGATCTTTCTTAGAAGTAGTTTAACAACAAGTACAGATGAAACATTCAGGTCAATCAGAAAAACAAACAATAAAGCACTTGAAGATGCACTACTTGAGATAGGCGGTAATTGCCCAAATAACGTTAAATTCTTCAGTGGTCGCTTGCGTTATAATCCAAGAAGATTTAAAATAGAAGATGAACACAAAACGAATCTGAAATCAGCAGTTATTGGCATTTATGATTATGGTGATAAGATGACAGCAATATTGTTTTTATTGAACGAATACTATGTGATTGAACTAAATGATGATTTGACTACAAAACAACAAGGAACCTTTGACTACACAGGTTCTTATCAGAGAGATGTAAAAGAGGAAGAATAATGCGACAAGTTTACAATGACTTTAAAGAAACAAAACTGCACTTTGGAAAGTACAAAGGTATCTATTTAAAAGACATACCTACAAATTACATCGAGTGGGTAGTAATGAATCACACAGACAGAGGTGTATGTGAAATGTGTAGTGTAGAACTACAAAGACGAGACCCTAAGTTACGTAAATAAATCTCAAGCACGACAAACGCTAGAATGAGACTAGCACGTTAATTTGATGTTTGTTGGCAAATAGGTAGCATGGTGCTACCTATTTTTACGGCTAATAAACAAAAATATTGAAATACATTATCAAATGTAAATACGTGTATGAAACAGAAAAGTTATATGAGATATCACAGATACGATCAAAACAATACAAAATACATCAAACGTTTCGAATTAGGTGAAACAGTACCTACAATAATTGAGCCAGGCTTTACACCATGGATGCGAGGTACAGGTCCACATACTATTGAAACTTACAATAAAGTAGCTAGTGGCATCCGTCGTGCTTGTACTGGTGTACCAAAAACTCCAGAACAAAAACAAAAAATGCGATTAGCTAAGTTAGGTGTACCCAAAACTGAAGAACATAAACAAAATATGCGACTAAGTTGGCAACGTAGACGTAATGAACAATTGAATGAGCAAGCATAAAGTTCAATACATGCATCAAAAATTAGATGTGTTTGGTCAAGATATTCCAGTTGTTATGGTGTATCAATATGTCACAACAACCAATCATTGGAAGTTCGTTAGTTACAGATGTAAATTGTGTGATAAAGCATTAAAATTAACTAATAGCGTAGTGCGACATGTTGATAAATGCAAAATACTAAATACTACTAAGGAAGACAAAAAAATGCCAATACAAGTTGTAACACAGAATGGTCAAAGAATGTATCGCTATGGTGATAGTGGTAAATTGTACAAAGATCGTAAAGATGCTGAAAAGCAAGCACAAGCAATACATGCTAGTGGATACAAAGAACCAACGAAAAACATGGAGAAGAAATAATGGCTACACAACGAATTACAATGAATGGCAAAACAATGTATCGTGATGGCGTTAATGAAAAGCCTATCAGTGAAAAGCCCGGCACAAAGAAAAAAGGTGCAGACGGCAAACAATGTTGGGATGGCTATCGTTATGGTGGAACAGTTAATGGGAGAGACATTTGCACAAAGATGAAAAAGTGAAGACAGCCTGTGTAATTGGTAATGGCCCTAGTCGTAAAACATTGAGTTTAGAAACGATTGGTAGCAAAATGACAACGTATGGTTGTAATGCATTATACAGAGACTACATGCCGGATTATTTAATAAGCATGGATATTCTTATGGTATGTGAAGTAGTTGATAATAAAGTTCATCATAAAACAAAGTTTTACACACAACATTGTAATAAAATGGATGACCTAGCAAAAGAAGGCGAGCCAATAAACTTTTGTAAGATAGAACGTGAAACGCATGATAGTGGTAATAGTGCGTTAAGATTAGCAATGAGTAATGAACATGAAATTGTTTATGTAATTGGATTTGATTATAGCAGTGATCCAAGTTCATTGCCAAATGTGTACACAGGTACAAACAACTATCAAAGTAGTTATATATGGCCTGCAGCCAGTATGACAGATACAAAATGGATACAAAGATTAAGAAGAATACTAAAAGATCATCCTAATCAAAAAATTATTAGAGTAAATGGAACTAGACAATTAGACATTACAGATAGTAATTACAGTGAAATAACCATAGAACAATTTAAGGAAATATATGACGCAACAAATTGAATACACATACAAACTATACAGAGACAATGAAGAACTTGTTGTAACAGTAGACCCATTAGTTAAAGATATTGAAATTTCAATAGAAAGAATGATGGAGATGAACATCGATGAATTAAGTGATGACAACAAACATTTATTTGAAATGAAGATACTTGGCTTACGCACAATACATCAGTTCCTAGGTGCATTACAGCAAGAGAACTACTTAAAAGAATACAAAAGTGGTATGACTACTGAACTTAAAGGTAGTGTTAATATTGACGTTAACGAACGATTAGATGGCTTGACTACAGAAAGTGTAATACATTAATATGGCAGAATTTAAAGGATTGATCGACAAACCAATGTATGTTGGTCACATTAAAAACTTTGATAAAATGGTCACAGAACTATCACCACACATGACAGAGTTAGAGATCGACCAATGCATAAGTTTTATGCACACACTAACTGATACAAAGAACGATATTAATCCAAGTCCAGAAGATTGTAAAACACAATTACAGATTATGTTTGGGCGTGATAGGTTCCTTGAACTAACACAAGCATGGGGCAAGAAGAATCAAAAGTTCCTCTCAGTATTTGGCTCATTAAAGTTTAAGCATAAAGCAACTGGTGAATACTACGATGGTCTTGATGAAACAGATAACAGTGAAGATTATGAAAAGGTATATTGGTAATGATTAAAAGTATTTGGGAAAAGATTAAATTAGCTTTCGAGCGCAAACCAACTGGTGAGGTATTGATACCTAAACATCAAGTAGTAATCGAAACACCAACTGAACCTGTCGTTAAAGTAAAAAGAAAATATGTCAGAAAAAGCAAAGTATGACACAGCAAAACTTGCACCATTATTATGTTGCGAGAATAAGTGGCATCCAATTTACATGATAATGAGTACGTTGGATATTGAAGAATTAAAACAATTTCGTAAAGAATTACGACAGTACACGCCTTATCATTATTTGCATAGAACATTAGAGCGTGAGTTTCGTAATAGCATAGGAGATTAATATGAATTACAGAGCAACAGAACAAATGGCAGCAAACGCAAAACGTGGATTAGAGATGCGTGAAAAAGTAAGTCCAAGCAATCGTGGTGGCACAAGTGTAGGATTAAATCGTGCTAGACAATTTATGAATAGACAAGCTGTTAGTTTAGATACAGTAAAAAGAACATACAGTTTTTTAAGTCGTGCAGAAGTGTATTACAAGCCCGGAGAAAATACACCCGGCACACAAGCCTACTTGTTATGGGGAGGTCCCCCTGGATTAGCATGGGCAAAAAACATATTAAGAAGTGAAGGATTGTTAGATGATTAACAAAACACAATATGATCAAAATGTAGTCAATAACAGTTTGACTAATGCATTCGAGATGGAGCCGATGAAAAACAATCAGGCAGAAATCAAGCTAAAAGCACCTAGCAAACGTGGTGGCAAACGCCCTGGCGCGGGAAGAAAAGTTGGCTCAACAAATAAGATTCAAGGTGTAGAGTTTTTAGAAGAATACAGAAAAATACATGGAGCTAACTTAAAAGAAGATTTAGCACGTGATATGTATGAAGCCAGAATGCGTGGAGATCACGAAATGTTGTTTAAGTATCAAACAGCATTTGCAAAATACTACTTTGCTGATGTAGCAACACAAGACATTACAAGCAAGGGTGAAGCATTAGGCGCATCATTTACATTTCCAACAACAGAATTAATCGATTGGAAAGATGCGTAACGTAACGGTTCCTTTGTATGGTGAGCAAAAAACTATTCTAGCAGATTGGCTCACTACTGATAAGCACTCAATTGACATAGTGCCCGTTGGTAGTGGAAAAACATTCTTGGCTGCTATTGCACTGCCAATATTCGCATCAGACCCTCAGTTTCACAAAGGCAAAGACATAATCTATTCAGCTCCAACAGGTGCAATGATTAAGTCACTGATATGGGAACCACTCAAAAAATCCTGCATAGAATACTTTGGTCTAGTAGATGGCAAAGATATTAATAACAGCGAACTAACAATACGTTTTCCTAATGGTACATTCATTCGCTGTAAAAGTGCTGAACAACGAGAAAACTTACGAGGATTAAACGTTGGCGTATGGGTAGCAGACGAAGCCGCACTTTACACACAAGATACATTACAAGAGATTACCAATCGCTTACGCCCCAAAGTGGGACAACCAGATACTGCCGGTAGACTAATCATTATCAGTACGCCCAATGGTACAGGACCTTTGCACGACTTGTTTCAACTTGCATTACAAAATCCAGAGAAGTACATTGTACGTCATTACAATTATTTGCAAATGCGTAGTGGTAATAAGAACTTTATTGAAGAACAAAAACGCATCATCAGTCCCCTCAAGTTCAATCAAGATTACATGTGTCAATGGGAAAGTGTTGCCGACCAATTCTTTTACACGTTCGATAGGCATAAACATTGCAATGAAGTAATTGATAGAGGTGGTGATGTGTACACGTTTCACGACTTTAACAAACGTGTTATGTGTGCAGTTGTAGCACAGATTAGTAATCAACGTTCACAAAATGGTAAGATGGAAATACTTAAAAGTTATGCCATCAATGACTGTAGTACAGAAGGTATTGCTGAAGCGATTAGATTAGATTTTCCTAAGCGTAGAATCAACAGTATTATTGACATGAGTGGTACACAAGTCAATAGAGATACCACAAGTGCGTTTGGTGTAACAGACAGAATCATCTTAGAAAAATATGGCTTTACAATCGTTAACAATCGTAAGAGTAATCCACTCATTAGTGATACAGACAATACAAGTAATGCATTCATAAATCGTGGTGGTTTAGTAGTTAGACCGGATGATAAGTTTTTATTAGAAGCAATGCAAACGTATCACTTTGAAGATGGTACACGCAAGAAGTTAGTGAAATACACTGAACAAAGATATGCACACATTGACGGCTTAGGTGACTGTATCCGTTATGGCATTCACTATCTATTCCCTATTGAACATGAAAGTTCCGGTATTGCTGAATACGTTGGTATGGATTCACGTTTGACTAGACAAAATAATCCTGGCTTAAAGCATATGCCAGATAGCCCTTTGTATCCAGGTGGACCAACATGGGAAGAAATTATGAATGGTGAACAACAAGAAGATTATCAAGTTTGGAGTTAATATGAATAAAGGAAGAGGCAAAAGTGGCGTAAGCTTATTAGATAGATTATTAAGTAGAATAGTTATTAATGAAGTAACAGATTGCTGGATATGGCAAGGTGGCAAAAACAATATTGGTTATGGCATGATGCGTGATGATAATAAAATGCGTACAACACATCGTGTAAGTTATGAAGAACATACACAAACAAAGATACCAAAACACTTAGTTGTTATGCACAGTTGCGATAATCCATTGTGTGTTAACCCTCAACATTTAAGCTTAGGTACAAGAAAAGATAATACACGTGACATGATACTTAAAGGTCGTCACAATTATTGGGGAAAAATTGATCGTAGAGGAATCAAAAGACCAACTGCAATATGCAATCGTTGCGGCGTAACAATGGCAGTAAACGCAATAGGCAAATATCATAATGATAAGTGTAAGATTAATCCATTATGAATAAATACATTACAATGCCGTCCAATCTTTAAAGAGAACAACAACAATGAAAAACAACAGAGATTTATTAAAACGCAATCCAGTATATGACAACATCTATTTGCAGATGCTATCATATCAGTATGCATATTTAGGCGGCATCAGCTTTAAGCAAGCCGTTCGCAAAAAAAGACCAAGCGAAGACTCAACACTGTACTTAGACTTAGTAGCAAACACAGTAGCACAGCCTATTTGTCGTTACATTGTTGATACAATTAATGATGTATTGTTTGAGCCAGGCATTAAACGTAATTTACAATTTTGTACACCACAAGGTAAAGCAATAGACCCACGTAATAACGAATGGATAGATTTGTTTCAGTTAGACTGTGATTTAACTAATCGTTCAATGAATGGTTTCATGGAAGGCGTAGGAGATTTAACAAGTATATTTGGGCATTGTTGGGTCGCAGTCGATATGCCCCAAGCAACAGAAGGGAATCTTGGCAGACCTTATGTGTGTGCCATTAGCCCATTGGATGTATGGGACTGGGAGTTTGACTACTATGGTGGTCGCCCACTGCTCAAATATGTTAAGATTAAAGAGATGGAAGAAACAGATTGTTACTACATCAAGTGCTATCACTTGGGCGATGCAACAACTCCATCGTATTGGGAAAGCTATGAAGTACAAAAAGGTCCTGGTAAAGAAAATCAACCAGCAGAAAAGATAGGGGAAGGCACCTTCCCACCTGGTATGAGCTTGCCAGTATTCATTGCTTATGGTCGCAGAGATCCAAGAACTATGGAATGTGGTGTATCAGATATTGATAGTGCAAGCGATGCACAAAAAGAATATTACAAATTAGAATGTGAAAAGTACACAGCATTGCAATTTGCACACACACTTATTCGTGCAGATAAAGGAATTAGTATTCCAGTACATGCAGGCGCTATTGTTCGTGCTAATGAAGGTCAAGTAGAAGCTATTGCAGTTGATACCGGTGATGTAGATGCAATTATTAGAACACAAGATAACATATTAGAACAAATAGAAGCATTGACTGGATTAGGTGGCTTACGCACAAGTAAGAACCAAATTGCTAGTGGCGTTGCTATTATTGAAGAACGCAAACAACTACACAGATTAGCCAAGAGTAAGGCACGATTGATGGAAGTTACAGAAGAAATGATTTACACATTTGCCGCACGTTTTATGGACCAACGTTGGGCAGGCGAAGTACATTACAACACTGACTATGAAGCACACGATACAAATTACAGAATGGCATTGATTAAATCTGCTAATGAAATGGTTGGCGACAATGAGATTGTTAAAGCACTAATTACAAAAGAGATTATTGCTATGTTAAGTCCAGCAGAAGACATACCAGAATACGAAAGTGTTTACATCAATACTATTCCAAATAGTGATTTGAAAGTATTGATGCAAGAAAACAATGATGAAGTATTGAGCAGAGACTTAGAACCATCGATGATACCTACACATGAGATGTATGGTGAAGATGAAACTGAATCAGGTAAAGAACAAGCTGAATACGATAACGAAAATAATGAATCAGACAATACTAGCATACTAGGTGGTGCTGGTACTCCAGTAACAAACGTAGGTGTAACATACTACACAAATCAAGTAGCACCAGCAATATTGCTAGGTGGTACTGCGGGCAGATAAAACTGTCTAAAAACTAATTGTAATAAATACAATACAAACTCGGTGATCACGTAAAATCAAGGAAAAAATTAAATGGATCAAAAATCTTTCGTTGGCAACGACAGCCAGACTAATGCAAACCAGTCAGCCCCAGGGCAAGAAGGTAGCGACGAGCAGGTAAATCCTGGCGCCATTCGTAAGAGTACTACTCAAGGTTTATTGACTGCACTTAGCAATGCTAGTGGCACGAACTTTACTAGTGTAGAAGATGCTCTTGCTTATGTAGCTAGAACTAGTGCTCAACAACTCGGTGGCAACGCACAGCCAGTGGAACAACCAAAAACTCAACAGAGTTCCGGACGTGTTACAACCAATGACTTGCACGAACAATTCAGTAAACTTCAAAACGATTTAGCAGTAAAAGAGCAAAGATTGCGTGAGAAGGATTTAGATGGAGACATTCAGCGAGCAATGGGCGACAAGTTCGATACTGACTTACTTGATTATGCATTGAATAAAGTTAAAAACAATATTCAATGGAATGACGATGGCACATATGCTATTGTTAATAGTAAAGGTCAAGAACGCTATGGTAGTGATGGTATGCCACTTACAATCCAGGGATTGGTACAAGAAGTAGCTCAGGGTAATCCTAAGCTATTGAGACAGAGCAATTCCAATTCTGGATCAGGTTTAAGACCTGGACAAGGTAGTTTTACTGGTGCATTAGATGAAACAGTTCCTGACTATAGCCGTGACCCAGCCGCATTCAATGCGTGGGCTAACAAAAACGGACTAGGTAAGGGAGTTGGATTAAAAGGTCTAGGCGTATCAGCAACAGTATCGAATTCAAGTCGTAAAGTGCTCTGAGCCAACAAAATTTAATTTAAGGAAAATATTATGGCATATGTTTTGGGAGGCCCCAACAATGAGGGCGATGGTTTTACAACAGCGATTTCAAATTTCGCATTACGTGCTATGCACGAATCAAATGGTCTAGTTAACTTCACTAACGTGGTTGCACCTACACAAGGTCAAACATTCTTAGTACCTAACTTCGCACCAATCACTTATCAAGATTACAATGCTAACGGTACTGGTGGTACATTTGGTACAGGTAACGCGGTTGTACAGAATCCTTCATTGGGTCAAGGTACAATTACAGCAACTCCAGCAGTTGCACAAACAGCGTTCGATATCTTTTACGGATGGACAACAAGCTTCACATTGGCAGCTACATTAGGTGCTGAACTTGGTGAGAGTTTCGCTGAAAAAGTTGACCAACGTGTAACAGCGGCTTTCTTAAGCTTCAAAGCAACACCAGGTAACTTGAATTATACAGCAACCCCAGCTGACGGATTCGCACGTGTCTTGCAATTAGGCGCTATGGAAGTTATCGGTGCTACTAACACTAGTGGTACATGGACAGATGGTTTCACATCAAATAGCATTTTAGATTGTATTCGTTTAATCAAGCAGAACTTTAAAGTCGCTCGTATGCCTGGCACTCCAGTCATCGTTATGGACAGTAATGGTGATGCACAAACACAATCAGGTTACACTGGTGGACAAGTTGGTTCTAGTTTGAATCGTTTGTTGGCTGAGTTAACTGGTGGTGCAGTATCACAAAGTGGTGGTTCAAACCTATCTGCACTTGGTAACGAATTGTTATCAACAGGTAAGATTGAAAGTGTTTATGGCTGTATGGTTATGTTCACTACATTCTTGCAAGACGCAACACGCACAGTAGTTGGTCAAGCTAGCTTGCCAGTACTAGTTGGTGCTTACATGGGTGATAGCGCAATCTTTACAGTAATGAAAGAAGGCTTGCAACTTAAGACTGGTGAAGTGCCAGGTGGATTGCAGATTTGGTTGACTGGCGTAGGCTACTTTGGTAGTGGCGTTGGTGACTTGCGTAGAGGCGGAGCTATTAACATTCTTCAAAACTAAATTGAATATGACTGAGGATCTAAACATCCTCAGTCAATGTCTAAAGGAAATAATAATATGTCAGTACCCTATCAACGAATCTCAAATGCAACAGTAGCAGATGTACAGTTTTACGATCCCGCGGCGGAACGTAGAGCGGCTGCATTACAAGTTGATTGGGCTCCATACTTTAAAGTTGCTTCACAAGAGTGGCTGTACAAGTTAGAGTTCGGCTGGTGGCAAAAATACTGTGATACAGTATTAGGTGCTTACTATTATGCTAATCTTCCCAATGGACAATTGATTTCAAGTTTTAACCCTAGTCTATTAATTAAAAACGATCAAACATTAATTCGTTTAGATACATTTGGTGCGATTCTAGTTTTCTATGAAAGCCTAGTAACAGATGTATCAAACATGAATGAGGTTGATTTACAAAATTATGAGTTCGCACAAAAGCGTTGCGAAAACGAATGGACTAAGGCTTTGCAGTTGATGAACTTCTATGATTTATACATGGATAGTCCTAACGGACCAACAACAAAACTTGAAGAAAATTGGACAGCAGACGTTGATTATTTCAACGGAGATAGGAGATATTTCTAATGGCTGAAGTCACATATAGTGTATTGAACGAACCAACCGTAACTGAAACACAAATCAGTGATGTGTTGAAACGTGATATACCTACAGCATGGAACATACCAATATACAGCGATTTCCCTAGCGATAGTGAAAAAGTTCGTTATGGTGTCTATGTTAGTGATGTGCATACAGTGAGCAGAAATCCTCACCAATTAGGAATACAATATTGTGGTGCAATTTATCATGCAATTGATGAATTTAATGTCACATACATTAGTTACCAAGATGACCCATACAATGTAGCAATCAATGCTATTATTGCAAATTTAGTTACAGCGATCAAAGATGATGGTGAACAATTAATGAGTGGTTATTTCGAAAGAAATTTCGATCAGGTAAGAACTTATGGACCTACTCAAGCAGAAAAGCATACTTGGACATTCAGTTTAACAAGATTAGAATTTAATACATAAAGCCAAACACAAGGAGACTATAATGGCAAGAATTACAGTAAACACAACAGGTACACAACCAACACTATTGGTTAGTACCGATCTCATTAGCAACAGTGCTAACTGGGGAAACATAGCAAATACACTTAGTGTAACATGCTTACAAGATGTTACTATCACAAATAGTACAGGAATCTATTCATACATTGATTTCTGTTCA